GACTCCGCCGAGACCAGCCCGGCCTTTTGAGCGGAATCCAGTTCCTTTTCGAGGTTCTGGTAGTACCCGGTGATCGACTTGAGATTGTTCTGCGCGTCATTGTACCCGGTCAGATTCAGCTGGTTGGCCGGGCCTTTCGGGTCTTTGAACTTGTCGTTGATATTGGCGAGGTTTTTGTCGACCGTCGCTTGGTTGAGCCGGGAGTCATTGGGATCGGTCTTCCGGATGTCGTCCAGCCACTTCTTGTATTCCTTTACCGCCTCAGTGCGCTTCTGTTCGTTTGTCCACGACGATTTCGTCAGCGTGTCGATCTTGCCCATGGCACTGATCGAGTCTTGCTGTGCCTTGGCCTGTTCGGCATCGTACTTCGCGATGTCAGCGTTGGCAGCCTTCGTGTCCTTCAGGAAGGTCAGCTTGTCGGTGTAGTACTCGATCATCTCCTGTTTGTTTTGGAACAGGCCGATATCGCCGGCTTGAGCCTGATCGAGATCCCGCTGCGCATTGGCGATATTTGTGTCGATATCGGAGCGGCCCAAGTTCTTCAATCCGTCAGCGGCTTTCACCACCGCCAGATATCCGCGCTCCCAGAAACTCAGGTTTTCAAGAATCTTGGGAGTGCGCTCATTAATTGCGTCGGCGTACTGCTCAGTCGCGAGCTTTACCGCTGCGGCATAGTCGCCCTGCTCTTCCAGCGCAGCGATCTGCGAGTAAACGGATGCAGTGAGGTAGTGATACTGATCGTTCAGGGCCGCAGACGCCTTCACAGGGTCGTCGGCGAGCTTCACGAACTCGGCAATGGTGGCGCTGACGGCGGTTCCGGTCGCCTCTTGCATGCCGACGGCGGCTTGGGTGATCGCCCCAAAGCTGTCGCCAGCGATTTTGCCGTTGGCTGCCAATGTCGCGAGGACTTCGGCGGCAGCGCCTGTTGTGCCTACCGTTGCGCTGACTTGCCGAGCCAGAGCTCCAAGTTGTTCAGCGCTAACCCCCGCTGCGTTGCCGGTGGTAATAAGCGATTTGTTGTAGCTGTCGGCCTCCTCGCTGCCTTTGTAGTAGGCAATGCCGAGGGTAGCGACCACGGCGGCAACTGCTGCAATGGGCGCAAGGATCGCGGCTAGCCGCAGTGCTGAAGTGCCAGCGCTTGTCCCGATCTCCAGAAGGTTGTGCGCTGCTACGCGAAAATTGCCCTCGGCCAGCGCATTGCCCAGCTGAAGCACGTTCTCGCGCGCGCCCTTGGTGTTCAGGCTGAACTTCGATGTCTCGTCGCCCAGGCCTTTGACCTTCTGCCGCGCGGTGTCGATGTCTGCCGAAAAAGTTTTGTAATCGTCCTCTCCGAGGTTGCCAGCGGCGCGATGCTTGTTCAGCAGCTCCTGTTGATCGTCCAGCTTCTGCAGCGCGGCGAGCGTCGGGCTGATCTTGCCCAGCAGTGCTTGCAAGCCATCAGCCTGGACGCCTACCGCTACGGCTGCATCTTTCGCAGCTTTCGAGCCCTGCTGATTAGCTCCGACGAGAGCGTCAGATTCAGCCTGCAGGCGTTTTTGCAATGCCGCCAGACTGGCAGTTGAGTCGCGGCTGGCATCCATCGCGCTGGAAGTGCTGCTGACGCTGGTTGTGAGCCGCTGGTAATACTCGCTGTTCTGAACAGAAGTACGCGCCACCTCGATCAACCGGGCCTTGGCCTCATCGGTTGCTTGCGCAGCCCTCGCCTCAGCCGCAGCCAATTTGTCCGCGGCGTCTGCTGTCTTTTTGAAGCCTGCGGTGACATCGTCGGCGGCTTTCTCGGCCTTGGCACCGGCCGCTGTGAGTTTGTCCAGATCGGTCGCGGCCTGGGCGGCATCGCCCGAATCAACCGATATCCCCAGCTCTGCGATCGTGCCCGACATGAGTGCTCCGCTATTTCGATTTGCTCATGACGAGCAACGCCTCGGCTTCCATTACCCGAAGGTCCGGAAACAGCTTGGCTGTCTGTTTTTTGGTGAAACCGAGGAAGGCGGTCACGTCGCTGATAACGGCATAGTCCAAGCCGACTGCGCCACCGAATCCAGTCCGCCACTGCGTGGACATAGCGTTGAAGGCTAGGAAGGCAGGCCAGGCATCTGGGAAGACGTTGAATTCTTCATCCGGAATGTCGGCAAGCGACAACCCGAAGGCCGCCAGATCGGAATCCGACGGCCCCGCTTCGTACATCAGCCGCGCGACCGCTCTCAGTTTCCCAGGCGGGCAACCGCGAAGGCTTTCTGGTAGGCAGTGACAACCGCATCACCGGCCCCGGCTGAGGTTTCCACCAAAGCGCGGATGGCGTCAGGCGTGAACTTGTCTTCAAAGCCCCAGCCCACCACAAGCTCACTTACCTGCTCGACCTGCCGCTCGATGTTCGCGTCGGTGATGTCGATCAGGGTGATGTCATCACCCTTCTCCTTGAATCGTTCCTGGTCGTCCTTCGCCGCTTGTTGCCAGCCAGCGAACAACGCGGCCAGCTCCTTGCGGTTGCGATACTTGAACTCGAAGGTCACTTTCACCGTGGATCCGCCTACGCGCGGAATTTCCACGTCCGCCTTGAATGTGGCGGACTGAGCGATTTTGAATTTGGTAGCCATGGGTTAGGCCGCCTTGTAGCGAGTTGGACGCGATGCCAGGGACAGCGTGATGACGCGGGCCATGACGTTGTTGCGGGTCAGCGTCGGGGTCGGAGTGATCGACACGTAGGCGTTGTAGTAGATGGTCGCGCCGTTCGGCAGGGTCAGGCGCAGCACTCGGGGCTCACGATCATCGTCGGCCGCTTCCACCGCCGCCACGTACGGCAGGCTGTCGTCATCGGCGACAGTCAGCGACAAGGTGATCGGGTTCTTGGTGGTCGGCAGTTGGCGGTCGTCGGACTCTTCCAGGAAGCCGAACGTAGCGAACTGCTGCTCACCACCAGAGCTGCTGTTGTCGGTAATCTGGCTGATCTGCGCCCAGCCGCTGGCCGCACGCACAGACCCAAGACCAGAGCCAGCGGTGTAGACGGACGTTTTGGTGGTGTCGATCCCGTCCAGTTCGAAGCTGTCGGTATCGGAACCGGCCACGCGGACGACCTTGTCGTTCAGTCGGGTCCAGCCCGAGGTAACGACCAGCACATCACCATCATCGAAACCGTGCGCGGCGGATGTAGCCTCAGGCGGCTTGGCATTGGTGATGGCGGTGAAGGCCTTCGGCGCGCTGTAGGTGGCAGCAATTTCAAAGATCGAGCCGTTGGGAAGAATGGCACTCATTGGGGTTTTCCTCTTACAGAAATGAAAAACCCCGCACTCGGCGGGGGTTCAGGGTTTGCCCAATGGGCGGGTTATGTGCGGTCGGCGCGGTATTGGAATGACGCCGACACTGTGAGCGTTGTGCCGTCCTGAATTGCGGGGCCGGGCTCGACCGGCGTCAGCACCATCACTTCGAAGTCGCCCTGCTGCAGTCGCAGGTACGTGGGAAACAGGTCGTCAAGGTGGTCGACCAGGCCTTCAGCATCGCCGGTGCCATTACCGGCCGGCGTCACTACACTGATCTGGAACACGCCGGTATAGACCCGGTCCGTGCCTTCCAGCGTCTGGGTGTCGGTACCAGCGGGCAACGTGAAGGCGCGCAGATAGGTCTCGTCGTCACCAGGTTCGAATGCCACGCCCTGATAAGCGATCCGCAAGCCTCGTGGCGCCGCCCAAGCCGCAAGCTGCTGCTCGTAGATGCGACGGATAATCTGATGGCTCATATCTGGTTGTTCCTGATGGCCTCCAGCACGATCTGCTGGAAGCGCGCGACAGTGATGCGGACCATGCCGCCGGGGGCCTGTTGGGAGTGCCCGAATTCAAGCGGGATCGCGTACGGCAGCGAGTTGGTGATGTAGGCCGTGTCGCCTGCCTTGAACCCGATCGCGCCGTCGACGATGCGCGCCGTGGACTTGCGCCCGCTCGGGTCGACCTCATCTGTAGTGGTGTTGTCCGGCGAGCCGATCCTGAACATCCAGTTGCCACGGAAGCGGCCGCCGACGTAGTCCTTGCCGGAAACCAGCCCATTCACGTTGAAGTTCTGGACCCGCTCGGCCTTGGTGAGTGGTTTGGCGTACTTGACGCCCTTGCGCAAATTGCCGGACTTGGTGAAATTACTGTGGTCCAAGTTGATCAGCGTGTTGCGGACGGCAACCTTGAAGTCGTAGTCGTCGGCCTCGCGGGTGTTCTTCTCGCGATGAGCGACGTTAGCTGCCCAGATTTCCGGATTACCCACCGGTGACATGCGAATAACGCTGCTGCCGAGTTCGATCACGATCTCTCGCAACGTTGCGTCAATGGCCTCTTGCGCCTGATCGGCAAAGGCCTGAATCTGAGCAGCGAAGCTGCCGCTCAGTCCTGAATATTTGGAAGCCATGTCACTTCCTCAGTTGAACAGTCCATGTCGCCTCAGCAGGATCCTGGCTCACATTCAGCACGCGCTTTCCGCCCAAAGTGTCGCCGATCTTCGGCTCTGCTGGAGTGGGTGTCGGCGCACCGCCGACCGAAACGAACAGCTCGCTCTGCAGGATCAGCAGCTTCTCGTCCGTGGTCTGGATCAGCGACCCGTCGATTTCCTTGGCCAGATAGCTGCCGAACATGCCGCGCCCGCTATAGGTGACGGTTCCCCCGGTTGTAGTCCCGGTCGAGGGATCGTAAACCGGGCTGGACTTGCGCGAGCCTTCAACAGGCTTTATCGCGTCGCCAAGCCCGGCCGGATCATCAAACGCTTCGGCCAGTTCTGCCTGCAGCTCTTCTCGCATCCCCATGGCTACACTCGCTTGAGCATTATTGTGCACGTCCGTTTGATCCACGGAGCGAGCAGCGCGAGGGCGAAGTTTTCACCAGCAGAGAGGTCAGTCGAGCCTTTCGCATAGGTCTTGCTGACTGAGGTGCCAGATTGGGCCGATACCGTTTTGCTCAGCACTTCCTTCTGAGTCGCTTTGTAAAGGTTGCCCACCGCCGCCTCTTTTGCGACTTGGGCGCCGGCCGTCTTGATCTCGTTCGGAACTGGATCAGGGACAACCCGCAGAATCTTTGCGGTAAGCCAGGCATTCGCCATCGCCACAGCAAGGACCGCATCACCGGTGCCCGCCCAGTCAGGACCCAACTGAGCATCGACATCGGCCACGGTGATGAAGTCGGTCATATGCTCGTCCTTATTCCTTTGGCACCAGAGCCTGCAGGTCTTCTTTCTTGGCCGACGCGTCGAACGCGATGTTGTTGGCGGTCAGCCAGGCCTTGAGGTCGTCGACCTTCATTTTCAGCGGGTCGGTTTCAGTGTCGCCGTCAGCCTTTGGCTTTTGCGCGGCAATGGCTGCGTCGATTTCTTCGGCAGTGCTGCGCGAGGCATAGCCAGTCGGCGGGTAGTTGCTCGCCTGGTAGCCGGCCTCGACATACTCCGCGACTGTCGGGCCATCAGTACGCAATCCGTTTTCATCGGCGCCGGTCACCTTGATGCCTGCGCGTTTGTAAGCCTCAATGATGTTGGGGTTATCGCCCTGCACGAAAACATCGGTCGCCGCGCTGATCACCCCGAAGAACTCACTGAGCAGTCGATAGCAAACACCAGGCTCGCTGCCCGGCTTGTCGGTGTAGATCACTTTCATGATTCGCTCCCTTGTAACGGAGCGCCCGGGGACGCCCCGTCACAGTTGGATTACGGGGTGGTGGTGCCGCTGATCACGGCGGCGAACGGAACCTGCTTGCGGTCGAAGACGCGCTCCCAGTTCGCAGCAGCAGCGTACTGCGCGGCGGTCGGGCTGAGGTTCTGGTTGTTGCTTCCTTTCCAGCTGAAACCGGCAGGCTGCAGGATGAACGTCTTACGCTCCCACAGGACTTCAGCACCACCACCGTTGCCGCCGCCTGGCTTGCGCTCCAGCTCGACCGGAACTGCTGGGGTGCCCTCGCCGTAGCCGAACGCGCCCTGGCCGAAGAACACCGACAGGTACCGACCAGCGCCGTAGACGAGGCTGTCGTCCATGAATACCGGCTTGCCCAGGTAGGTGGCCAAGATGATGCGGCCGTCAGAGTCGCGCAGGTATTCGATGAGGTCCTGCTTGACCATCTGGTTCATCACCACGGAGTGCACGCCGATCGCGGAGAACACGTCGGCAGCATCGCCAGAGGTGAAAGCAGCATCCTGGAAAGCGCCGGCGCTGATGGTCGCACCGGCATCCACCACCATGTCACCGGCGTCGTTCGCGATGTTCGATGCGATCACGCCGCGGGCCGCGCCGAGCAGGTAACGCTGCCAGCGGCGGGTCCAGTAGGCGCCAAAGCGGTTGCGGATGTGCTGCATCGGCTCGGTGTTGGCCAGCTCGGACGTCAGGTCAGCAACGCCATAGCCTTTGTTGAGGTAGAGCGTACGGGCGCGCATGGTGCCCTGCTCAGCCTTGCCGACTTCGCCCAAGTCGTCCGGATTGTCGTTGGAGATGTTGGGCTCTTCGTCAGCGTCCAGATCTTGCCAGTAGCTGATTTCCGAGGTGCCCTGGCCGTTCTGCGCGATGGCGTCCAGTTCAGGCGATTTGACGATGATCCCTGAGTCAAAGACCGCGGTCTTTTCAGGGGAGTTGACCGGCGCGATAGTGCCGTAATAGTCGGCGACAAAGATGTCCGCCAGTTGGGTCGTTGCCATGGATTAGGTTCCTTTGGTGGCCAAGAGTTTTTTGAACGCATCGGGGTTGTCGCGGGCCAACGCAGCGCGCTCAGACTCCGTGTACTCGCCCCACTTCTTCGTGGCCTTGCCACCGTTGTCGCCGGTCTGCCCGGCACCCTGAGCCCTTGGCCAGAGGTGTGTTGCTGTCTCACGCAAAGATTCAGCCCATTCGAGCGGGGACAGAGGCGTCTTGCCGTCCTTGCCGTA